CTCTTATGATATTAGTGGCACTGTCGATGGTCGCGGGTCTAAAGGCTCGCTTCATGGATTAACTAAATTTTCTATGGAAGATGCACCGCCTAATCACTTCTTTTTAGAATACATAGCTAGACCACAAACAGCTGAAATATTTTTTGAAGATATCCTTATGGCTTGTGCGTTTTACGGTATGCCTCTTTTAGCAGAAAACAATAAACCTAGATTATTGTATTACTTCCGAAGAAGAGGGTATAGAGGCTTTAGCATGAATAGACCAGACAAAACTTGGAATAAGTTGTCAGTTGCTGAAAGAGAGATAGGTGGAATTCCAAACTCTAGTCAAGATATTAAACAAGCTCATGCAGCAGCTATTGAAACATACATACAATCATACGTGGGTCTTATTGGAGAAAATTACGGTGATATGTATTTCCAAAAAACACTAGAAGATTGGGCAACTTTTGATATAAATAATAGAACCCGTCATGATGCTACTATAAGCTCTGGACTAGCTATAATGGCTTGTAACAAAAACAAATATAGACCTACATCTTTACGGAAGTTAAATAAAGTTGACTTAGGAATAAAAACCTACGATAATAGTGGGCATATTTCAAAAATAAATATATAAATAAATGCAGATTTACACTAACAGCAATAGTATTTTTCCGGATCAAGCAGTTCCAGTAGCAGAGAAAAACACAGAGGATTATGGCTTAGCCGTCGGTAGAGCTATAGAAGGCGAATGGTTTAGAAATTATAGAGGTGCTGGTTATCAGTTTTATAATAACTACACATGGTTTAATACATTAAGATTATATGCCAGAGCTGAGCAACCTGTACAAAAGTATAAAGATGAATTAGCTGTAAATGGTGATTTATCTTATTTAAATCTAGACTGGAAACCTGTACCTGTTATACCTAAGTTTGTGGATATTGTAGTTAATGGAATGTCTCAAAGAACATATGATGTTAAAACTTTATCACAAGATCCAGAATCAAGGAAACAACGAACTGAGTATGCTCAAAAGTTATTACAAGATATACAACTTAAACAATATTATGAAGCTGTCTCTCAATTATTTCCTGATACTCAGATAGCTAATTTTGAAAAGACTCAAAACACACCTGAAACTACGGATGAGATACCAATGCATTTACAATTAACTTACAAGCAATCTATTGAAATTGCAGAAGAAGAAGTTATTGATCAAGTTTTAGCAAAAAATAAATACGATTTAACTAGAAAAAGATTAAATGAAGATTTAGTTATATTAGGTATTGCCGCTGTAAAAACTACATGGAATAAATCTGAAGGAGTAGTGGTAGACTATTGTGATCCTTCAAGAATGGTTTGGTCTTATACTGAAGATCCTAACTTTGAAGATTTATATTACGTTGGTGAAATAAAATATTTAACTATACCTGAGTTAAAGAAGCAATTTCCTCAATTAGGACCTCAAGATATAGAGACAATAGAAAAGTATAAAGGTAATGAAGAGTACATGCGTGGCTGGAATGGTAGATATGATAATAATACTGTTCAAGTTCTGTATTTTGAGTATAAAACTTTTGTTGATCAAGTTTTTAAAATAAAAGAAACACATTACGGGATGGAAAAAGCTCTTGAAAAAGAAGATACTTTTTTACCACCTGAAAACGATAGTTTCAAACGTGTGTCTAGAACAATAGAGGTATTATATGAGGGAGCAAAAATCTTAGGACATCCTATGATGTTAAAATGGAATCAAGCATTTAACATGACTAGACCATTAGCTAACTCTCCTAAAGTAAACATGAATTATCAAATCTGTGCTCCTAAAATGTATAGAGGAAGGATTGAATCATTAGTAAGCAGAATTACAGGATTTGCCGACATGATTCAATTGACTCATTTAAAAATTCAACAAGTGTTAGCTAGAATGGTACCTGATGGAGTTTACTTAGATGTTGATGGGTTAGCGGAAGTTGATTTGGGTAATGGTACTAATTACAACCCAGCTGAAGCGTTAAACATGTATTTTCAAACTGGTAGTGTAATAGGTAGATCCTTAACTCAAGAAGGCGAATTAAATAGAGGGAAAATACCAGTACAAGAACTTCAATCTAGTAGTGGTGGTGCTAAGATTCAAAGTTTAATTCAAACTTATCAATATTACCTACAAATGATTAGAGATACGACAGGTTTGAACGAAGCAAGAGATGGTTCTTTACCTGATCGAGATTCATTAGTAGGTTTGCAAAAACTTGCTGCTGCAAACTCTAACACGGCTACTAGGCACATTCTTCAAGCCAGTTTATATTTAACACTTAAAGCATGTGAGAATATTTCTAGGCGAGTTTCCGATTCTTTAATGTTTCCTTTAACAAGAATAGCATTGCAAGATAGTATAACAACTTTTAATACAGCTACACTTGATGAATTAGCTTCAAAAGAATTACATGATTTCGGTATTTACATTGAGCTAGAACCAGATGACGAAGACAAAGCTAAGTTAGAAGAAAATATCCAAGTGGCTTTAAGAGCAGGTGGTATAGATTTAGAAGATGCAATTGATATTAGAAATGTAAATAATATTAAATTAGCAAATCAACTCTTAAAGAAAAGAAGACAACAAAAACAAGCTAGAGAAGAGCAATTGCAACAACAAAATATTCAAATGCAAGCTCAAGCAAATCAAGAGACTGCAGAAAAGGCTGCTATGTACGAAGTGCAGAAACAACAAGCTTTAACACAAAGCTCTCTACAAATTGAGCAAGGTAAATCTCAATTTGAAATTCAAAGAATGCAAGCAGAATCTCAAATTAAAAGAGAATTAATGGAACTAGAGTTTCAGTATAACATGCAGTTAACTAAAGCTAAAGTTACAAGTGAGAGTGATAAAATTAATGAAATTGAAAACAGAAAAGATCAAAGAACAAAGATTCAAGCCACTCAACAGAGCGAAATGATACAACAAAGACAACAAGATGGATTGCCAAAAGATTTTGAATCTCAAGGAAACGACACTATTGATGGTTCCTTTGGTTTAGAAGCGTTTGGTCCTCGTTAACTATTAACTATTATATTATATTATGTCAGAAGAAATAAAACAAGAAGGTGACTTCAAAATGAAGAAGAAACCAGGAAGACCTAAAAAACTTAATAAAACCGAAGATAATACTACTAAGGTGGATTTTAAGAAACAAGAGGAGGAAGCTATAGAACAAAAAGAAAAAGAAATACAAGATGCCGTTCAAGAGTCAAGCGCAAAGAAAGTGGATGTGGATGCAGCATCCGGAGATGGCGAAAAAGTGGGAGAAACACACGCCGAAAAACAAGAAACTACCCAAGAGACTGAAGAAGTAAAAGAAGAAAAAGAAGTAGTTATAATTGAAGCAAAAGAAGAAGAAGCAGTTGAAGAAACGGTAGAACAAATTAAAGAAGAAATTAAAGAAAAACCTCAATTAGAACTCCCAGAGAACATTGAAAAACTCGTGGAGTTTATGCAAGATACTGGTGGTTCAGTAGAGGATTATGTAAGATTAAATGCTGATTATGCTAATTTAAATAATGAGCAATTATTAAGAGAATATTACAAAGCAACTAGACCACATCTAAATTCAGAAGAAGTAACTTTTATAATGGAAGACAAATTTGCTTATGATGAAGAAGAAGATGATAATAGAACTGTTAAGAAGAAACAGTTAGCTTTGAAAGAAGAAATTGCAAAAGCTTATAACTTTTTGGAAGACACTAAAGAGCAATATTACGAAGAAATCAAGATGAGACCTTCTGCTAATGGTGAAATGACAAAAGCTACTGAGTTTTTCAATAGATACAACGAGGAACAGAAAGTGAGAAAACAACGTTTTGATGTGTTCCAAAACAATACTAAAGATTATTTCCAAAATCACGAAGGTTTCGATTTTGATCTAGGAGATAAAGCGGTTAAGTATAAATTAAACAACACAGATAACGTAGCTGAAGCACAATCAGATCTGAACAATTTAGTTAAGAAGTTCTTAAACAAAAATGGGGAAATTGCTGATTACAAAGGCTATCACAAAGCTATTTACGCTGCTAGAAACCC